AATAATGATACGGTTTCAAAAGGTTTCATTTAGTTTTACTCAAAAAATGAAACTATTAAACGGGAAGTGAAACTCTCTTTTGGAACTGAAACTACGCTAATCAGCTTGTCAAATTGGAATTTGTCGAACGGTTCGGATGTATTATATGTTATTATGGAAAAAATACAGGACTTGAGTTTGAGTATCAAACAAGTAAATATTGTACCTTACAAGGGCAGTATGTCCATCGCTCCATGTATGTTCCTCGGAATCGATATAGAAGTAATCTTCTGTATCGATGATTTCTCGGTCAAAGTCATAGTTTACAACAACTTCGCTCGAAGGCTCACTATCCTTAATGATTTCAATCCATCCCTCAAAATCATCCAAATGTGTGTTAATTATAGCAAAGTCAGTTTCCTGTATTTTGTTCAAGTACTTATTCTCCGCAGCATTTACAGAGGTGAAATAATATTCTGCGTAATCGGTATAATCCTGAAATCCCCCTGATGTGAAGAATTCCTTCTTTTCATATTCGCCTAATGATGCAATCACTTTATCTTCTGGTGCTGCGCAAGAAGTAATAGACAATAAGAATATTACGCAAAGAAGAACTACTACAATTTGTTTTTTCATAACAAATCCTCCTTCGTCAAATTCAAGTTTGTCGAATAGATTGTATCAAATTGCTGTGTAAATATCAACCAATATAGAAAAAGCACGATGGTTTCGTATCAAAACCATCGTGCTTATATGCCTTGCAACGATGCCCTTGATACAATAATACGATTACAGCAAGGGGGTTCATAAGGGGGTTCAAATTGTTTTAGGGGGTTCAAATGCCGAGAAAACTCCGATTTTATGCGGATTTTCGGTGCTTTTGTGCCACTCATGCTACCGCCGCAATTGGACACGAAAAACCTCGAAAGTCCTCGAATAATTATCGTTGACAGATTTCATGGCCATCATTATGTGCGCAAAAATGGGGGCAAAAAACTGGGCTACACTTTTTTAGATTGACCCCTCCAGGGAGCCAAAAATCAAAAGTGTAGCCCAATTTTTATCTAACGGTGATGCGGATGCCTGATTGAAAAACCACGGTCATTCTTTCCTCAGAATGTACCTCAATGAAGTCAAGCGTCCGTAACATCAGAGCATAGTCAAAACCATCCAGTCTGCCTACGCTGTCCAACATTGATATCATTTCCTTGGCTCTCAGCCGTGTGAGGGCGTTGTCCGTGGTTTCGACCGTTCGTTGAAGAATGGGTTGGTATCTGGTCTTCTTGCTGACAAGTTGGTTCCAGGCACGAACAAAGACCTTCTTCGGATATTCAACAGGGATTCGAATGTCCGAACAGATCATTTGCCGCGGCGGAGTTGGGTGATTGTACTTCTCTCGATAGGCAACCATCGCAGGAGAAGGGTTCTCCACTCTTAGACGAGTTGGTGGTGTGTACATCATTCCGGGCACTTCCACTGCGGTATGATCAAGACGGCTTTTACAACGATACCAGTTAACCAGTTCTCGGTTATGTGTGGCACTTGAGTAACTGCCATATTTCTTGCCACAGTACGGGCAGACAAGCATATTGGTGAACGGGTATTCCACGCTCTGCTTCAGTCCTTTTCCGGCGTGACGTTTTCGTAGTTCCTGAACTGCCAACCATTCATCTCTGGGGATGATTGCAGGCAGCACATCCTCCACCAGGAATTGTGGCAACTGACCACGATTGAGTATGGGCTTGTGTGTAAGTGGGGACTCGATGAAGGTTTTCTGAAACAAGCAGTCCCCGCAATACTTCTCATTCTCCAGAATATTAAAGACTGTGCGGTTCGCCCAAGTTGCGCCGGGATGCTTGGTAGGGATTCCTTCCTCACGTAGCCGTTGTGAGATGTACTCATAATTATGGCCTGCAAGGAAGTAGTCGTAAATCTTTCTGACGATTGCTGCCTCCTCCTTTATAATAGAAATCTCGCCGTCCTGCTGTTGGAACCCCAACATTGTACTGACAGCGAGGCTTTCGATTATTCCTTTTTCGTATCTTTTCCGTTTGCCCCATTTGATGTTGTCGGACATACTGACTGCTTCGGACTCTGCAACAGCAGCCATAAGGGTAAGCAGAAGCTCACCCTCAGCAGAACAGGTATGTAGGTTTTCCTTTTCAAAATATACGTCAACGCCAAGGCTGCGGAGTTCTCTGGTGAATAGTAGTGTATCAACAGTGTTGCGTCCGAAACGGGATACGCTCTTGGTAATGATGGCATCGACTTTTCCGGCTCGGCAATCATCGACCAATCGGAGAAAGTTGGTGCGGTTTCGTGTTCGTGTGCCGGAGGTGCCCCTGTCGGCATAGATGTCCACCAGAACGGCATTGGGATCTTCTTCTATCAGCTTGGTGTAATAGCTGATTTGCGCCGCAAGGCTGTGGTTCTGTTCCTCAGCCTGCGTTGACACACGGCAGTAGGCAGCTACTCGCCGTTTAGGTGGATTCTCCTCCGTCATTGTCCGTGGGTATATCACTGTCAGGCTTCGGCTGCCTTCTGGCATACTGTCTCACCCCCTTCTGAATGGTTGTGGTTATTTCTGTACCATCCCGAAAAAGGAAGGTGATGGAGCAATCCTTATTCACAGTTACATAGTTCACGGTGGCTTGGAATACCAGTGGATCAAATGCGGTAAGGGGGCCGTCATGCTTTGCCAGTTCCTCAAGAAACGCATTGACCAACAGCCGTTTTGCCGCCAGGAGGGATATCTTCTGTGAAAGTTCCAGTTTCTCTTGTTGGAGTGCCTCATGGCGGGCCATGTACTGTTCATATCGCGCATTGGTGTCATCGCCGCCGCCTCGCTGTTTACTGCTGTTCATGAGCAGGTTGTTGATTAGCGTGGTTATGTCAGCGGTCTCTTGATGAATAGCCTCCATTCTGGCTTGCAAGGCGCTGTCATCTGTGATCGCATCCAGGCACTCTGCGTAGTTCGCTGCGATTTCTTCCTTCCGAGCCAGGATACTGTTGAACACTGTGACAAAGCATTCCTCAAGCCCCTGTTCCTTCAGTGTAGGGGTCTGGCAATGTTCACGCTTCATGAATTTATTATTGCAATGCCAACGCCAGGATTCGTGTGGAGTTCCCGAATGCCACTTTTTCCTGCCGTAAAAGCAACCGCAGTCACCGCACACGATACGGCCCGAAAAGATGGATACGCATTGTGCGCGTCCACCTGCCGCCTCACGTCTGCGGAACTCCTCTTGAACCATCTCAAAGACTTCAGGCTTGATGATGGCCGGATGATTCTCGGAAACATAAAAAATGGGTAGTTGTCCCGTATTTTTAACTGTCCGATGGTCAAGGAAGGATCGCGTATAGGATTTTTGTAATTTTGCATCTCCGCGATATTTTTCATTGCGAAGGATGCTGATTACCGTGGATGTGTGCCACTTGGTCTTTTTAGCAGGAGTGGAAATCCCCTCTGCGGTAAAACGCCTTGCAATCTCCCCAGGGGATTTTCCGGCAAGGAACTCATCGTAAATTCTTCTTACGATAACAGCCTCTTCTTCCACAATCTCCATATCACCGGGGTTGGCACCTTTCTTGTAACCGAGGAAGTTGCTGTAACCCAGGCTCATGATGCCATCTGCAAAGCGTTTGCGCTGTCCCCAGGTGGTGTTCTCACTGATGGATCGGCTTTCTTCCTGGGCAAGGCTGGACATGATGGTGATGAGCAGTTCCCCTTTGGAGTCCAATGTAAAAATGTTCTCCTTTTCAAAGTAAACCTCAACGCCTTTGTCTTTCAGTTTTCTGACGGTAGTAAGACTATCAACGGTATTACGGGCGAAACGGCTGACGGACTTCGTAACGATGAGGTCGATCTCTCCTGCGAGGGCATCCTCAATCATCTTATTAAAGCCGTCACGGCGCTTGATGCTCGTTCCGGTTATTCCTTCATCAGAATAGATTCCTGCAAAAATCCATTCGGGATTGCTTTTGATGTACCGGGTGTAGTATTCAATCTGGGCTTCGTAGCTGTTCTGCTGTTCGTCCTTTTCGGTCGAAACACGGGCATACGCAGCTACCCTTCTCTTTTTTACGGATATTTGCGACTGTGCTGACAAAATAGGCGAGGTTG